CATTTATTTCTCTAAAGAAACAGTAGCAAAAGCTTCTCAAATGTTTTTAAAACGCGGTAATCAAGGACAAGCAACATTAGAACACACAGAAGAAAAACTATCTGGAATGACTATAGTTGAATCTTGGTTAATAGAAGATGAAGTACACGACAAATCACGTAAGTATGGTTTAGATATGCCTTTAGGTACTTGGATGGTTGCAATGAAAGTTGATAACGATGATATTTGGAATAATTATGTTAAAGAAGGTAAAGTAAAAGGCTTTTCAATAGAAGGCTACTTTGCAGATAAACTAAATAGACCACAAGACAAACAACAAGACCAATTAAGCGAAGATGATAAACTACTAAACGATATAATAGATGTACTCAAGAAATCAAACACCAACCAAAAGTAGAACTTCTCCAAGAGGTGGTAGAAGAGGGTGCTTATGTAAGGATGGAACATACAACTCTAAATGTTGCAATGGAAATTTACAAAACCAAGGAGTAGGAAGTTTAACAGGACAGAATTTTGAAGATTTTATGAGACTAGAAAACAATTCTGGTTTTATAATGTCCGAAAATCAAGACAAATTACAACAAGAATAATACAATCTTGTTTAATAAAAAAGTAAATACTTAAAATTAATATATATGAACTCTAAAGAAACCCTTAACAAAGTTAAGACATTACTTGGTTTAGAAGTTCAGTTAGAAGAGAGAAAGCTAGAAAATGGCACTCGATTCGAAGCTGATTCATTTGAAGCTGGTAAAGAAATTTTCATCATTACAGATGAAGACGAACGAATTGCAGTACCAAAGGGAGAGTACCTTTTAGATGATGGCTTTATGGTTATCGTAGAAGAAGATGGTATTATCTCTGAAGTTAAAGAAGCAGTTGAAGAAGAAGTAGAAGAAGTTGTAGAAGCACCAGTTGTGGAAGAAGTTGAAGCTGCTGAAGAAGCTGACGTACAAGACTGGAAAGGTATGGAAATCAGAATTAAAAACCTTGAAGATGCTATTGCAGATCTAAAATCACGATTTAGTGATAAAGAAGAAATGAATTCTGAAGTAGAATTATCTGCTAAACCAATTAAACACAATCCAGAGTCTAAAGGAGAAGTAGAAATGAACCTTTACGCTCAAAACAAACCAATGAGTACTCAAGACAGAGTATTTGCTAAATTATTTAAAAACTAAAAATTAAAAACCAAAATTATGTCAAATAAAATAGACCTAGCAACAACTGTAAACATCACTAGCACGTATGCCGGTGAGTTCGCGGGCAAGTACATTTCTGCGGCTTTACTAAGCGCAAGTACAATTGAAGACGGTGGTGTAGAAGTTATGCCAAACGTAAAGTACAAATCAGTTATTCAAAGAATTGAAACTGGTAGTTTAATCGCAGACGGAACTTGTGATTTTTCTGCAAGTTCAAATGTAAATTTAACTGAAGTAGTTATTCAACCTGAAGAATTCCAAGTAAACTTACAATTATGTAAGTCTGACTTTATTAACACATGGGAATCGATTCAGATGGGGTATAGCGCATTTAATCCTAACGGATTACCTACATCATTTGCAGATTATTTAGTTGGTCATGTAGCATCTAAAGTAGCTGCTGCAAACGAAACTAATATCTGGACTGGTAATTTAGGTGGTGCTCAAGCTGGAGAATACAACGGACTTGAAACTCTTGCTGCTGCTGATGCAACAGTAATTGATGTACCATCTCCAGTTGCCTTAACTTCTGTAAACATTATAGATAAAATGCAAGCTGTTGTGGATTTAATTCCTAACGCATTATTTGGAAAAGAAGATCTAAGACTTTATGTTTCAAATAAAGCTGCAAAATTATATATTAGAGCGTTAGGCGGATTTACTGCTACTATCGGAGCTGCTGGTACTGATAACAAAGGTACACAATGGTATAACAACGGAAGTTTATCTTTCGGAGGGATTCCAATCTTTGTTGGTAGAGGAATGTCAGATGACACTATGATGGCTGCTCAATCGAGCAACCTTTTCTTTGCGACTGGATTACTTAATGACTACAATGAAGTGAGAGTTATTGATATGACTCCAATGGATGGAAGTCAAAATGTACGTCTTGTAATGAGATTTACTGCTGCCGCTGCAATAGGGGTAGGAGCAGATGTAGTTTACTACGCTGGATAATTAAATTAATAAGGGGAGGGTAAAACCTCCCTTTATATTATTAACTCAAAAAACTTAAACATATGTCATGTGATATTACAGCTGGTCGTTTGGAACCATGTAAGGACTCCGTAGGAGGGATCATCGCAATATATATCTCAAATTATACAAGTGGTTTATTAGGAACTGCTACATTTAGTACTAATGATGAGATTACTGCATTTGCATCTGCACTTACTTTTTACAAATACGACTTAAAAGGAGCTAACTCTTTTGAACAAACAAACGAGAACTCAAGGGACAATGGAACTTCATTCTGGACACAAACCGGAACTATAGTTTTAAAGAAACAAGATCTTGCAACTCGTAAAGAATTAAAATTATTAAGTTATGGTAGACCTCAAATAATCGTACAGGACTACAATGGTAATTACTTTTTAGCAGGGATTGAAAACGGATGTGAATGTGCTGTTAACACAGCAACTGGAGCAACTATGGGAGATTTAAATGGATATAATATAACATTTACTGGAACTGAAAAAGCACCAGCATTTTTTGTAGACTCTGCAATTATTGGAGATACTACTAATACTGTTGTTGTAGTAGGAACTTAATTTTTATACATTTTTCTTTAATTAAGGGTATTCTTCGGAGTACCCTTTTTTTATATAAAACACTTTTGCGCTTTTTTTGTTATTTAAAAAAGCTTTTAATGATAATACTAACTACAAGTGCAAACGCACAACAATTAAAGTTTATTCCTCGTGAATATTCTGCTGATAGTATTGTTATTACAGACCAAGACACAAATAAACCAGTAACATACTCTGGCTTAACATTTGCTATAAATAAATACTATTTACAAGGAGATGTAATATTTAGTCCAGTCTTAAGAGAAGGCACATTTTATACACTATCTGTTTTAAATGGATCAAGCGTAGTTTATAAAGATAATATATTTTGTACAGACCAAGCTATTAGTACTTATAGTATTAATAATGGTGTATATACAGAACATGCAACAACTAACGAATACGTAGTAATATGAGCGAATTTTTTGTAACAAAACTTGCAGCCTATACAGCTCCAGAAGTTGTAGAGTTAAAAAACAAAGATTGGGTACAATACGGAATAGATAATAACTATTTTAACTACATAATTGATGTAAATAACAACTCGACTACTTGTAGAGCTATTACTATAGGTATTTCTAACATGATCTACGGTAAAGGTCTTGCAGCACATGATGCAGACAAAAGACCTGAGCAATATGCTCAAATGATGTCATTATTTAAAAAGTCTGATTTAAGAAAATTTATAAATGACTACAAAATACTTGGAATGGCTGCATTTCAATTAGTTTATCAAGATGGTAGAGTAAAAGAAGTGCATCATTTTCCAATGGAGACATTAAGAGCAGAAAAATGCAATGATGATGGTGAAATAGAAGGATGGTACTACTCTAATAATTGGGATAACTTAAAACCTACAGAAAAGCCAGAAAGAATACCTGCATTTGGGTTTGGTAAAGCAAATGGTGTTGAAATGTATGTTTTAAAGCCTTATGAAGCTGGTAAGTATTATTATAGTAGTCCAGATTGGTCTTCTGCAATGCCTTACGCGGTTCTAGAGGACGAAATAGGAGATTACCTTATAAATGATTGTATAAATGGTTTTAGTGGCACAAAAGTTGTCAATTTTAACAATGGAGTCCCAGATCCGGACAAAATGCAATCAATTAAGAGTGATGTATTAAATAAACTAACCGGAAGCAGAGGAGAAAAAGTAATTGTAGCTTTTAATAATAACTCTGAATCTAAAACTACAATAGATGACATTCCTTTAAACGATGCGCCTCAACATTATCAATATTTAGCTGATGAGTGCTTTAGAAAACTAATCGTTGGTCATAGGGTTACTTCTCCGATGCTTCTTGGTATTCGTGAAGGTAACGATGGTATGGGCAATAATGCAGAGGAAATTAAAACAGCAACTCAATTATTTGATTCTATTGTAATACAAAATTTTCAAGATCAAGTAGTCGAGTGTATTGATGCAATTTTATCCGTTAATGATATAGCATTAGACTTATACTTTAAGACTCTTAAACCAA